TTAGTTATTCTGTAATTCAACCCACTTGTTGTAACTTTCCTCTGACCAACCAAGAAAAAGTCCGCCCAGCGTTACCTTAGGCTTCGGAAATTTACCCCTTTTGACCATCCTCCAAATTGTTGTTCTGCTTTTATTTAATTTCGTCTCCATCTCTTCATATCCCATAAATCTTGTAGTATCGAATGTCGCCTCTGTTTGCTGTCTGTTAACTTTAGTGGCGCGCTGTGCAGCTAACCATACCTTCCGAGCCTGCTCAATACGGAGATGACTCCACACATACCGACGCTCTGACATATCGCCAAAGCCGTCTGGAACAGTTTCACTAAGAAAATCATCAAAGGTTTTAATCACTTCAAACCTTTTTTTTCATTGTTTCAAGCAGAATATTCCGCAGTTCGTGTTTTAAGTTAATCCTATTCCACTCGAATAATATGATGTGTGTCATAATGACCTCTGCTAAAATCAAGCCGCTGCTCCGTTCGTCATGACGGGCTAGCAGGTAGGGGAATTATGAATCGTAGGAATGGGATTTTTAGTGACGTGATGAAGGAGAGTGAGCCTATCGCGCTACCAATGTATTTAACTTGACATTCTGTATCTCACCGCTGCTAATTTTTAGCGCTAGTTCCGGTCGCTAAATATATTATGGATGCTTGGGTGTGGTATATTTGCAGCCGAAGTGGTTGAGAAATGGCGAGCGACTTTTGTTTTCATAACTACAACGGAATTACATTGTTATTTTTCATCAGAGCCACTTTGACTTGTTTCAGAGTTTCGGTTAACTGGAAAATATTTGTACATAGTAGCCAATGAAACACCATACAGTAATGCAAGCTGTTTTCTACTATTGCCGGATCCAAGTAATTTTTTAGCCTGCTCTTGCTGCGCAGAAGATAATGCGTAAGGTCTGCCGCCGATACGTCCTCTACTTCTTGCTGCGGCTAAACTAGCCTGAGTACGCTCGATAATCAATTCCCGCTCCATTTGTGCCAACGCACTCATTACATGAAAGAAAAAACGGCCGGCGGATGAAGAGGTGTCGATAGAATCCGTCAAACTGTGAAAGTGAATCCCTTTATCTTCCAGTTCAAAGATTAAACCGATTAAATGTTTGATGCTGCGGCCTAATCTATCCAGTTTCCAAACAACTAAAGTGTCGCCCGCTTTTAAGCAATTTAAAGTGCGTTTTAATCCTGGTCTCTGGTCTGTTTTTCCACTGATTTTACCCTCAAAAATCTGTTCATAATTTGCGCAAATCAAGGATTTTTGCTATAAATCGGTGTTTTGGTCATTTTTTGACACCCTCATATATAGCCTATTTTTGCCATTTTAACCCCTTTCCTCTCCTCCGTAAGCCCTGTGTTAGCTGATAGATATTTAATTATATTAAACCAAGGTTTTTCAGAAAAAGATTTTTATCTGAAATGTCTGCCCCGTTTTGATTTTTTGCTAATTTTTGATTTAATAAATTAGTGACTGTTTCCGAAAACTTTGGGTCATTGCCAAGCGCTTTTGCAAGCTTGTTTAACGTATTTAAATCGACTGTTGAGCCATCAATTAGCGCTGTTTTAGCATTATTCGCTTCTGTCTCAGATAGTTTCTTTATTGCATGATAAAGCTGGTCATGCTGGCTTTTATCCAGTCGTATACCTGAACGCTCAACCACAGTACAAACTTCTTCCTGGAGTGCATCATAAATATCACTATTTAATTTTGTTGACGGTGTGTCGGTAGTGGGATCCCCGTTAGTAAAACCGTTTTTCCCCTGACCAAATTTATCTTTTTGTGCGGTCTGGGTATCAATCCGATGCATCATTTTCTCCTTTGATGTAGGCAAAAAGTACTTGGGTATAGGAAGGACATTGGCGTTCAATCACGCATTCCACTGCGCTATCGCCCCATGTCCTAATTGACTACATTGCAAGAACTGGTACAGTTAATCCAGCATACATTGGCTTCGGCAGGAATATTCACCCGCCAGCCAGTAGTAACGTCACTTATCCCCCCACACCGGATCCGGCGTACCTATCAAGATGGTGAAACTGTTCTATTGTTGCCGTGGGATAACCCAGGATTTCTAGCTGTTTTTTAAAGAAGGCTTCGTTAATACCACCAACTATATTGACTTTGGCATCAAGCACTTGCTGTCTTTCTTCTAATGTTTGCGCTTTATTGGCAAGACATTTATCCGGCAGTTCGCATAATTTTTCGTAGCGATTAATTAATTCAACCGATTGGGCCGGATTAATTTCAATCATCAGGCTATCGGCGTGTTGATGCGCATGTGCCAGAGAAAGTGCCAGCCCTTTAATCAGCAGATCTTTTTCATCCCATGCCGGGCCAGGCGGTAATAATGTTCGTAACAGTTGCGTATATTCGTCGTCGAGTTGACTCATTACGCTTATTCCTTATATTTTGCCCATGTGACCTCGCCCAATACCGGCACCTATGTATCGGTCAATTCAATATCTGCCGTTAGCGCAATTAGGCGATGCGTGACTTCTCCTGCCGCCAGACTGATGGCTTCCGCGAGTCTTGAAAGAAAAAGTTTGCTGCCAGGCTCTCCTTCTCGCTGTAAGAAGGCTTTGATTTCCACGATAACTGCTGCCCGAATTTCTGGCGTATCGGTTGATAATGCTATCGAAACTGGAACAGTTTTTGCCGTGACCGGAAAGACTGTTAAGCCACTACCTGCAACAGGGGCAAAGGGTACAATATGCTCTTTGACTTTGGTTAAGATTTTCTCTGTGGGTGCCGGATTATCGACATCATCACTCGCCGCCATGACTCCAATTGTGCCGATACCGTTCTTGTGTCGATGTGTCCATGCGCGGTTTATGCCTAAAATTTCTTTAGCCCAGCGAACATAATCACTATCTGCACGACCTTGTGGCGTATCGTACCAGTGCGCCATGATGCGTTGTCGCCAGCTATCCAAATCTTCAATATCGGTTCCTGTCCTGATGTTATCAGCATAACCGGTCGAAGATAAACCAGAAATAGGCGTAGCAAGTCTTAGCGCAATGCCGTCCTCACAATTGCCAGCCTGACCGCTGCTTTTTGCAACGACGGGTACGCGAAATACACCCTTTGCTGATGTTGCTGAGGCCGTTGTGGTGTATATTTGACCATCATCACGGTGTATTGCAGTATCAGCGGGCAGCGATATGGCATTTTGTACCCCCTCCCAGTGAACAAATCCGCTCGCTTTGGTTGCACCTTTGCGGGGACAACGCTTGATATTACCGTGTCGGGTCAACCAGTCTTCATCGGCTAAATCCGGCAAGATATTACGCGCTAAATAATCGATATAGCCGTACAGGGTATGAATAGCGGCGGCTTGTACTCTTGTGTACACTTCGGCATCTAGGTGGCGTAATACGCTATCTTCATTAAATCGTGTGAGCAAATCACCGCGAAGGGTGTCTATCAGTTGTGGCAGGGTCGGGCACGAAAAACCGCTATTTTGCATGGATTACGCTCCACAAATTGTTGATGGTCATCGTTTTTATGTTATGGTCAGGTAACGTCAGGATGACAGTTACAATTAATCTATCGATGCTTGAACGTACTACCTCAATATCAACCCGAAGCGCTACCCCGTCCTCCGTCATCCACTTGAGCGCCTGAGCGATATATTCGTTCGCTCTTTGCGCCGTTTGATGGGTTAAGGTCGCGCGTTTCAGCAGATGCAATCGAGAGACAATCCGGTCATTTTGTACGGTCGGCCAAGTATCGCCCCACCACCCAAACTGCGTATCTGTGTCATCATCCGGTTCAGCGCGTCGCCAGGTGAAAAGCGATATCATCACTGCCCACCTGAGTCGTTCCTGATCGGGTAACGCTGTATTCACTTTTTTATTCATCAGCATATTATTTACATCTGTTGATTGGGCTTGCCTGTTATGCCACCGCTATAACCTTTGTGATCGTAGGTATTGTACTGCGCTCGCATGGTGCTCAATGAGCCGATTTTGTCCTATATTTCTGCCTGTGAAACGATGGATTGTGCCACCGTGATCTTTCCCTGCGTTTCTACTTGTTGTGTGTCCAGCACGATTAAAAGTGTCCGTGGTCGCTTCTATCAATCGTCCACGCTTGAGCATGATGCTGTTGCCTTCGTCCGTGCAGATCGCTACTTCACCGCTTTTTAGCCTTTTTATCCGGTAGCGCCGATCAGCAATACTAATCACTACGCCATGCGAGCGGTCATCACCCAGGAATAGGGCAACCCATTCCGCACCAGCATGCGCTGTTGAGGTAAATCCGTAAGGCTCTAGATATTCCATTCTGTTTTTTGTTTCACTTGCCACTAACGAGATATCCACTTGCTGGTAAGTGAGGGTGCTATTCACCCCTCGTACAACGACCCTTGACCACAGGCGCAACAAGACTCGCTGTAGCATGGCTAAGGCGTTTTTCATTAATAAATCTCCTGCTTAATAAATGGTTATATCGTTTTAGATATCTGTTCCCAATCGTTTTCTGCGGTCAGCGCTTTCAATTCTTTAAGCAGCGGAATATACGCGGCTTCGGGTGTAACACGGAGTTCACAGCGTGTTCCGCCTTCATCATGCGTATAAAAAACTTCGCTAATGACCGGTTCCCGATTGTTAAAGCCTAGCACAGGATCAAAAACAATAACCCTCTGGTTAGGTTTCCACAGACTGCCGCCAACCTTGCACCGTATAAGCGGTTTCCTCGGTTCTGGCTGCCCGTTGCTACGCTTCAAATTGACTCTGAGCGCGACAACTGGCTCCGGTTGCATTTCCGGATTGGCGGATATGTTGCGGACGATAGCGCGTTATCTGGCTATCCCTGACTCTGGCGCGGAGTACTGTCAGCGTGGCTTCCCCGAAATCGTCATCATTACCCGACCGTTGACCTGCTACTTGATATTCAGAAAAGTGTTCACGGATACTTTGCTCGGTATTACAGGTAGGAATATTTTCACCCCAGACCAGCGCGGTGGTGGCTTTGTCATTACCAATCAAACCAATTAACAAATTGCCGTCTTCGTCATCCCAGGCGAGCGCCTGTTGGCTTCCTAGCGCCTTGTTTAATTTTCACGTGTACTTGTTGTTTCGCCGTAATCGGCCTGAAAAGCATATAGCGGCGTTTTTGGGGCTTTTTGGTTAATGAACTTAATACCAAAGGGTTTTGCCAGTTCTGACGGGATTTGATGTAAGGTTTTGCCCGTAAAAAGCGTAGTATTTGCAGCACAGTCGATTAAATCCGCTGTCTTACTACGACCACTGATACCAACATGGATACTTTTAGCGTCATAACGTATCGGTGTGGCTTCAATCCAGCCGGTTAGGACTTTATCCTGACCGATGAGGACTTCGACAAGTTCACCTTTTTTAATTCTGGGCTGTAACGGTACGCTTCCTGACTCCCCAGGCCATTGGCGGGTGATTTCTACATTGAAATCGCGTGAGAGCCGCTCTATTGCCTGCTAAAATTTGTACCCGCGTCCAGCCCCCCATTCGCGCTCGTTGACGCGCAATATCACGTAATTATTCATCTTGGCGGGTATTCTCAAAGGTTTAACTGGCATAAAGCCAGGATGATTAACGGCATTCCGGCTGGTGATATCGGTTTCCCGTGCCGCATTGTCATACCACTTGGCGGCCAGAACCAGTGCGGGTAGCACCGCCTCTGGCGTACGGGTAACCGTTTTTTCAACTTGCGCCAATCGTGTTGCAATATCACGGTTCGCATCGGTTTTCACCTGTTGCAAGGCAAGGAACAGCGCATCGTCAAGCGTTAATGCCTGTTCGTGCTCGATAAACCTGATTCAGGGTTTCTCGCACTGTGACCAATGCTCCCACGTGACCGCCGCCAGTCCTTCTGTGTGGCTGCCTGCCGCATGAGAAACCGCGTGTAATGTGGGATGGGAAATATTGACGTCTATCTGGCGTTTCTCACGTTGATTAACCGGTAACATGGCGGTACGTGGTGGTGGGAGTTGTATTAATCGCCACGTCGCCTCATGGATGGCCGTGTTACGCAAAAAAGCGGCAATACGATTACTGCGCCTATGTTCAGACTGAATACTTGGCCTGTCGCTTTTCCAGACGCCACGCGGCGCTAAATCATGCCCCAGCGTCACACCAGATAGCGTCTTGATTTTTGCTGTGCCAGCAGTGTTGTGGCATCCTGAATAGTACGCCTGCCAGATCGCCACATCCGCTGTATGGCTTCCACAAACCCTTTATCCGATGAGCCAGATTTAAACAGTACAGAAATATCACCGTGTAATAATCTTGATGCGGCGGTAATGCCGCTATCGATAGTATCAAAAGCGTTGGTAACATAGCTGACCATGGATTTAGCCTGATTCAACACCCCATTCTGGCTAAAATCCGTCCCCCTGTCGCGGAAAACAAAATGTCATAAGTAAGATTAGGATTAAGTTTATTGGGAAAAGTTCTGTCAATATAAGGAATTTTTGATAAGTTGACTATCACATCTTCGGTTTTATTATCTTCACGATATTTTATTCTTACAAATTTCATAATTATTACTCCTTGTTGTTTTATTTTGATTATAAATCAATGATTTATAACTTGATGGCTATATAGTCAAAATGATCATCACGCTTCCTGATGGTTTTAAAAGATTTTTTTCTGATAAAATTAGTATCTGAGGGATGCCTAAACTGACAGTTTTACTTATTTCTCCTATAGACTCAAAATTAATTCCTATCGTTTTCGTTGGTTCGTCCGCGTTTCCATTGTCGTAATTATCAACTTCTATTGCTAAAAAACTCATATTCCTTCTCCTTTGTTTTTACTTACTGCTACTGCCTGGAAAATCGGTTATAGCCGACATCGTAACTCAGCCAGGGTAGCGCATTGCCTACGGGGGAGATACGCATACCCGGCGGGGTATTTTCAAAGATCAGCCTGACTTCACCGTCTCGTGGTTCAGTTTTGCTCAGTGAATCCAAGGTGTTTTTTTGGGGCTTACTGAAATTGTCAGTTGCCCTTGTCATCTTTAAGCAAATGACTGTCGCCCATCATTGAACGACCAAACTCGCCCCAATCCCGCGCTGTTCTGATGTTTTGAAACCATTCATTATCACCGAATGCGGCATTGAGACTTTTGTCGACAAGCGGTGCGGCTTCCATCGCAACAGCACCAATAATTCCCGCTTTTCCCAGCATCCCCTTGATGCCAGAGGGGATGTTTTTAGCCAATGTTTTTATTTCACGGGTGACATGCCGAATCGATTTCACCATATCGACAGCCCATTTTGTCGTAACAAAAACCAGAATGCCTGCGAGCACGGTTTCCCAACCGCCGATTGCCTGAATAACGCCATCAATATCTTTCCAGACCGCTTTAATAATCGGGCCGATCGTTTCCCAGTTTTCGACGATAAGTCCACCCCTATTACCATTAACGTGACCAGTTTACCTAGCGTCGACATTTTCATCACACTGTTAAAAATCCTGAAAGCACGGGTAACAACACCTACTGTTGTCGCGGTTTCCAATAGATAAAGGCCCCACTTGGCGAAGGATTTAATCAGTTTTGGATTGGCTTTTGACCAGGTGCGAAATTGCTCAATCAACGGCTGGATTTTCTCTGTCGCTTCAACAATGGAAGGTAGAAAAATACTACCAATACTCACGCTGGCAACATGCATCTGATTTTTAAACAGTTGTATTGCATTTGCGGTAGTGACTGCCCGAGTAGCATATTCCTTCTGCATCGATCCGCCGTACTTTTGTTTATCGGCGACGCGATCCAGGTTAACTTCCAGTAATTTAAGGTTGGTGAGTAGTGGCGCAATGGCTCCAAGGGATGCAGAGCCAAACAAATCATTTAATAATGCGGCCTGATCTTTTTTAGGGACTTTCTCAATGGCTTTCAGCACCATCAACATGGCGCTTTTCGCGTCTTTCTGCATCTGTGCGGCCAGTTTTTTGGGACTTATTTTTAAGGTACGTAACGCAATTTTTGTGATTTTGTCGCTGATTTCCCTTTGGTTAACGCCAGCATAAAGTTTTTTATACCGGTTGCAGCCACATCTGACTCGACACGCCCATACCGGCAATCGTTACGCCAAGTGCCGCAATCTCACCCGAGGCAAAACCCGCCACTTCACCCAGCGGGCCAATACGGGTCACAATTTCAGAGATTTTGGCGGCATTGGCTGGGCCCGTTATTGCCAAGGTAGTTGATTTTATTGGCAAGCGAGACGACATCATTTTGCGTTAACCGGAAGGCGGTCCGCCACTGTGCCATCATCTACCCAGATTGCTCAGCCGTTTGGTCAAAGGCGATACCCATTTTTACGGCGGAGATTGGGTGAAGGACATTAATTCTTCTTTCGCTATCCCTGCCTGACCGCCCGCGGCCACAATCTGACCAATGCCATCTGCGGCCATCGGCAATTCTGTCGACAGCTTAAGAATATCTTCCGACATCTGTTTAAACTGTACAGGCGTATCAAAATCAACCACCTTGCAGATATCAGCCATCGTCGACTCAAAGTCTATTGTCTGCTTGATAGGGCCGGCCATTGCGGTAACAATCCCTGCCCCTAATGCCGCCGCGCCTGTCATTCCTGCGCTAAACTCTTTCTTGAAGGTCTTGATTTCACGCCGCATCCCCTTTAGCGGGGCGGAGAGTTTATCAACGGCAGTGATAATAGCTTTTAACTCAATACTGTTAGCCACCATGCTGCTCCTTGTTAATGTGAACAGCCTCCCGTTTCCAGATCAAAGAACTGGCTTAGCGGATGCTGGCGTAATTCAAGGGGATTTAGTCGCCAGAACCAGGCAACGTTATAGAATCGTCGTCTGAGACTGCCAGGTTCTGGGCACCGGTAAAAAAACCCGCGATGATCATCGAAGCTACAAACACATCATGTAGCGCTAGCTGTTGTGCGGAGGAGCGGGGTATCCCCCGTCAGTTCAGGCAGATAAGACAGAGCTGAACGCGTATCCAACCGCATATCGCCTCGTTCAGAGTAACTAAAAGGAATGCCGTATTTTTCAACCTGATCAAACGTGGGTTCCTGAATTCTCAGGACGGTGACTTTGTTATTGTGTACCTGAATCGGCTTACTCAGTGCTATTGATTTCATTGATAAAATCCTTCGTCTCCGTGAAATTCCATCTCGACCGTGCCTTCGTCAGCATTATGTGAAGATTCTCGCCGGATAGCCACCCGCCTGACAATACATAGACCATACCGTTAGCTAATTCAGCGGTAATGGTCATTTCATCTGCTGTAGTGAGTTTTTTTATCGGGAAACTTCTCTTAACTTTAAATTCTACCTTAATATAAGGCGCACGATGCGTTTCCTTGTAATACACACTGCCATCAATACCCACAAGATCTTCGCGGATAACCGTATTCATCGGCACTTCTACACTGCCATTCAGTGAGAGTTGTTGGCCGTCCACCTTAAAATAGCAGGTGTCACCTATTTTTCTTTTTCCCGTCATCACACCACCTCACCCTGATTATATTGCAGCCTGAATTGATTTGCCAACACAAATACCCGCAGTTGATTGATATAATCCGCAAGAAATACCACATCAATCCGGTTGGGGCCTTTTCCATTGTGTTCAACGATGAGATTTTTACGGAAAGCCTCGAAATTCTCGACAATGCCTTCATCTTCCATCTGGCGATAAACCGCACAGAGTTCACCTTTAATCACGGCGGGCGTAGCAATCGCCTGACCTGCCCAGAATCGTGTACCGTCATCGGCCAGTTTATGCCGTCCGTTGCTGCTGGTTACCGATTTCAATCGTCGCAAAAGGTAAGCGCTGGTATAGAGTCTTTCACTGTCCAGATAGCTGTTATCCGCCACCCCGTAACTGTTTTTCTGGTAGGTCGTCACATCGCGCTGAATGCGTAATACGCCGCCTTCTACATTGGCGGCGGCGATACTGTGTGAAAGCAGGGATTGCTGCTCTGTCAAGGTGAAGCGTTTGCCAGACGGTGCGGGTAATACCCCGCTTAACTCGCCCGTGTGGGTGGGTCTGGCTGGGTCATTACGCAAAAATATCGCGCACCGTGCCAGTCGTGCCGCTACCAGTTCATCAAGCGCAGTTTGTGTCGCTTTCTCATAGCCTGCAATGGTGAGATGCGGATCATTAAAGGTGTCACCAAAAGCGACCAGTTCACCGACCGTCGCTTTTTTTGCGGTATAAACATAACCGTATAACCGTTGATAAGAACTCCAGCGACCGTTCGTGTCGTTCATCTCCGCGCTTATCTTTTGCAAAGAGGCAGCATCAGAGAAAGGCAGCCCAACAAAATCAAATAATAAGTCATCCATTATGCTGATAACGCTATCCATATTGGGGGAGCCAGCACCGCCACTCATGGCAGTAATGGTAATATTAAGACCGTGAGGCGTATTCTCACCGCCTGTCGGCGAATAATAGTTCATCATCAAGGGAATATCGTTGCCGGTTAACCCTTTATGTTTTGCCATCAAGCTGATTTTGTCAGCATCTATCGTCGCGGTGACGGGTAAGTCCTCATTATCGTTAATGGCCTTGCCAAGCGCGGCGGCTAACCGTATTTGCCGGATCCGATTTCTTGACGGCAGCTAAAATACGTTGATTGCCGATATAGAGCGTGACGACACCAGAGTTGGTTGCTGTCCCGCTAATCGTGATGTCGCCTTTTGCTTCAGGCCCATTGTTTCAGGTAGGGCAATGATAAACAGTTAACCGACCGCATCAATCCGGGGATACGCCTGCACCATGCGGCGCAACTGGCTGCCACGACCGGCTAGCTGTTGCATCATTTCTGCTGATCTGCCGAGGGGATGATCATCGGTGAATTCAGGGTGATTTGTGCATGGGGTAATGCATGGCCAATGAGGAGTGCCGGGCCACTGGTTTGTGTCGTATTGGCAGCGCTGTTATCCATTTCTGGATAGAAACTAGGCACTCGCAGATGGGCGTTCACGGTATTAAAGCTAATGGTCATTCTTGAGTCTCCTGTTTAGCTTTTTTTAACTTGTTTCTTGCGGTATCAGCCGTCTCTTGTTCAATCGGGGAATCATCAGATTCAGACACTTCTTCAATATCATCGTCCTGCTTTCTTTTGATCCAAAAAAGTGTTTTTTGAACCTGCAAACCATCTTCGGGAAGATAGTTACCAAAATATTCTTTAGTATCGCGCATATATTGTGGAATAGGCACTTTTCGCGCGCGCTGGGGTTTTATAAAAACAATTTCTGGTTGTATACCCATCATTTTATATTCATCTCCAAATGTGCGTTTATACTGCTTGATTGCTCGTTTAGATCAATAGCAACGCTATGCAAATTGGGTAAATTGTTCAAATCAACATAGTGGCGGGTATCTTCAAGCGTTGATGTCTGTTTCAGTATTAAATTTAAACAGGTAGTGATATTCGGCGCGGTTTGAATCGGCTTCCTCTGCACCGTCATAATGAATTGCACCACAACCAGGCTCTGGCTGGCTGCCAAGTAATGCCCGCTAGATTTCAGACCTGACTTCATTTAATGTGTCGACAGAGGGATATTGTCCCTTTTGATTACGTGCATTATTTAAAATCACCACGACATAAAAACTTTCGGTTAATGATTGCCAATAATCCGTTTGTGACCGTTGTTCACCCACAACATCTTCTCCCGGAATAACGTAAGCAGCCGGCAAAGACAATTTTCCGCAATCAGGTAAATCCTCATATTGAGAAACACTGCCTACTCTATTCTCAAAGCGTGGGTAATAGGTACGTAATGCAGAGATAATAGGACTTAATTTCATTCATGACTCCGACGGCGCTCTGCTCGTAGTGATTTACGAAGTTCTCTTTTGAGTATGTAGGCAGTCCAACTTTTTAATCGCGTTAATTTTACCACCATGTAATTTTGACATTTCTCAATACGCCATCCCCCGCGTTGGTAGTGACGTTTTTGTCGTTTGTGCTGTTTAGACATGCCGCGAGAAGTGCTACGTACCCCGTATAATGCAGAAAAACAGTGTAGAAATCGCCTTCAATTGGTTCACTGCCGACACCACGTTTCTGCTTGGGGGCAATCTTGATCATTAATCCGGGTCGTCGTGATGTCGCTTTCGGAACGTAATAACCAATAGATCGCGCTAATCGTCCGGTTTGCCACCGTGGGGTTTCACCGGGTCTTGAACGGCCACCCCGCTTCATTAGTTGACGACGTGCTGCTTTCAGATGCATTTGACCGACTTTCACAAAAGCACGACGGATCCTTGCGCGATTAAAGACAAATTCTTTGGGTTGATGAAAATCAATATGGAGATTATCCAAAATCATTTCCTCTTTCGGGTTGACTGCGCATTTCCTCATAAGAAAAAGACAGAAACCGCCCCGCACTGTTGATATCAGTAACGCCCCGTATGATATAGACGACACCGTTAATTACCGTTTGATCACTTGAGTAAAGCGATTGTCTGTATCTCACAATAATTTTATGCGTGACGGTTTTGTTGATTTGAAAAGAATGGAGGCGAAGTGTGTCACTCACGGAGATCAATTTTCCCCAGACGGTATGCTCGTATTGATTTGCTGCCTGTATCCCGCTACCGCCTATCGGTTCATCTTGTCGTGTATAAAACAAAACGCGCTTATTTAACTCCCCGGGATATAGGAAACGGGAATACGGTCTGCTATAATGCAGTTTCATAGTCCGGTCAGCCTGTAGTCATCAACTAAAAACTTAAAAAACGGAAAAATAGACAACTATTCCATATCGGATAGCCCCCACGATACTCATATAACCCCGTCACCAATAGTAACATACCCTGAATAATCGCCGCATTGATAACCAGACCGTTAGGGTCAGTTTTAGGCACGGAGGCTTTGTAGAGATTACAGTTAAGGTGTGCGATGGTTTTTTGCTCTACGGCGGCGATATAACTATCAAGGAGTACATCTTCACTGTTATCGTCTAATTCAATCCTGCATTGTCGTTTGACCTGTTCTTTGTTAATAAGCATAGTTGTTTATTTCCAGTAAACAATGGCCTACATTGATAGGCCATTGTATTTAACGTTGATTACTCTCCGTTATTCCCGCCTTTTCCTGCGCCACCTAAAACCTCTATCTTAGTTAAGTCACCTTTGATAAACGCTTCAGGGTGGTAAACCGCGAGCGCCAGACGCTCTTCGCAACGAATCAAAATCATATTCTTTTCAAAATCATTGGTATTCTCGGTACTGATCACCATGTTTGCTTCTTCACGGTCAAACAGTTGCGCACTTAAATTGAAAGCCCCCACCAGGAATTTATCTTTAAACTCAGCGGCTTCTGTGACGACAACGGGTAAGCCCCACAACGTCGGCGTCGTCAGGGCTGCCGGATTGGAAAGGAGATAGCGCCCCAGCGTATTCTTGATAAGTTCAATCTGTGCCTAGTTGGTAAAGTGCAACACACGGCCTGTCGCGGGGATCCGTGTGAGTTGCCGCTTGTAGCATGGCAAGCCGCAGATCATCGATCGCGGTTCGATGTGCTGGTTTTAATTCTACTTTGAATGCAGTGGCTTGAGTAAAGATCCCGTTCAGGTTTGAACCGGGTACCGTCACCGAAGAGAATTTGCTGCTCTTCAACGTATTTCAGGCCATAACGTAGCTCCATATCGATAAGGGAGGCCAGTTGCGAAAAGTCATCCAGAATTTGTTTGGAGGCTTTAAACATATGGGCAATCGTGCGAACGGGGACGGTTGCCTCTTTAAATTCAATCGTGCTATAGGGCTTCGTGGTATTTTCCGCGACAGTCTTGGCATTATTATTATTGGTAAATCCTTTCTGCTTCACGTAATAAATCGTGTTACTTTGCGTCTTTCCACTGGCAATCAAATCACGAATAAACAACCATTGCTTCGGCTTGGTCAAGATGTCTGTTTGACGGTCTGGGGCGACAATCGTTCCTGTAACATCCGATGAAATAAGTGTAGCGTTAATCGGCGCGACTATCCGTTTGCTGGATTCCATGCCCGAGCCTAAAGCCTGTACCACCTCCATGCCAACCACTTGTTGACCGATAGAACTCACCACGTTCAACGCATTGGCGACCGGCATTTGGGCAATATGTTGTTCAACTTCGCCTACCTGGGCTTTCAGGGTTTTTTCTGCTTCGCGTAAGGCGTTTAATTCGACCGCCATTTTATCAACGGCCGCCTTGGTTTCTGCGGAAAGTTCACCGGATTTTTTCGCTTTCTTCAGGGGTTTCTCTGCCTGGGCGTTATATTTGCTGCTGGCTTCTTCAATAGAAGCCGTTACTTTCTTAAACATTTCATTAATATCAGACATATTGTCTCCAGTTTAATGGGGTATCGACACCAGACGACGCAAGGCATTATCCAGTTATGTCAAGGTCTCCGAAGAAACATTAAGGGTATAGCGGACAGCGTACCGTGAGAGGGCGTGATAGCGCTCGGCATATCACCCCGTAAAGCTTTAAATAATCGTCGGCGTTCAGCGCGAGGTGTATTGGTTTTCTCTAACAGTGCATCCAGTTTTCTCAGTGCGGCGGTAGGCGAATCGTTATCCTGTTGTGTGCTATCAGCGGGTAGGAAGGCATCCGCCGCAAAACCTTTCTCTACCGCTTCGCCGCCATTAATCCAGGTTTCATTATCCATCATCGCGGTGATCGTCTTTTCATCCATCCCGGTTCTGGCGACGTAAACATCCCGCATGGCAAAATCAAAGGGGGTCATTTTTTCGGCAATGTCGGCAAAGTCATGGCGATGACCGACGGCCATACCCCAGGTGTTGTGGATCATCAGAAAAGCACTTCGCCCGATTTGTATCTCATCGCCTGACATGGCAATGATTGAAGCCGCAGAAGCCACTAATCCCAATATTTTCACGGTCACTTTGCTAGCATATTCACGGAGTTGATTGAAGATAGTTAGCCCTTCAAATAGATCGCCACCCGGCGCATTGATATTGACGGTAATATCTTTACCTTTCAGTGAACGTAATATTGCGCCAATTCGTTTAGCGGTGATCCCTTCACATGCCCAATCCTGCCCAATCGTCTAAAATATCGATAGCGTATTATCATCCTGGATTGATGCCCTGATGATGCGGTTCCATTTTGTTAATGCTGACTGTGAAATTTCACTGGTCATTTTCGGACAGGGAAAAACCGCCGGGAATACCGGAAGTGCATGTTTTTTCATCGGGAAAAACTCCAGTTATTTTGTTTCTTGCTGGGGGCCAGTCGGGTGATGAGATGAGGATTTTTCAGGAAATAACCAGGCATTTAGAGCAACTCGTGCTTTTTCGCTGTCATTCGCCTGCCCCAGTTGATCGAGGGGCGTGAGGTTTAACTGAACAGTATACAGGTCTTCGCCATCAATCGGCGGCAGATTTTCCAGTCTCCTCACATCATTGCGACTCATCCAGCCATTTTGTAGCGCAGTAGTGTAATAGGCTGCTCGACCCGTGCTATCGGTTCTGAGCAGTCCTTTAACAGAAAATTCCGCAAAATAATCCTTGTTATTATCCAACAGACAGCGGGCAATTTCCTATTCAATATTGACCAGTAAGGGCCGTAATGTATTGGTCAAGAAAATCAGGTTCATCCCTTCTACGCTAGAAGCCTAACTGCTTTATTTCGTAATATGACCGACCATAAACGGCGGAACGCGATACCAACGGCAGATTTCTTCGACGTTATGATCGCTGCTTTCCAACATTTGTGAGGTTTGTGGATCGAGGGGGATACCATTAAATTTCATTCCGGCTTCTAGCAACATCACTTTGCCGATATTTTCTGAGCCAGCAAAGTTTTCAAGATGCTTATTAAATCTTTCACGTTGTTCTTCTGACAACAACTTATCGAACGAGATAAAACCGGATGCCGACATGCTTTTCTGGAAATACCGATCTGCCGTTATTTCGAGCGACATCGCGTAGCCAAACACCTCACGACCCGTTTTCAACGGCATTATGCCGGAAATACCGTCTAATCCGAACCCCCGTATGCGCATCATGTCATTATCTGCAATAACTCGGGGTTTTAATGAGGAATAACCCGGTTTGGTGTCGTTGGTATAGTGGTATTCCAGTCGCCCGTTATCACGGCGTTTAACGGTGATGTATTGGGGTAATAGTGGGACGAGGGAGACCAGACGCTGACCGACCTTCTTTTTTTCAACAAAGGCATTACCACGTAAACACAAGCTGGCAACAATCATTTAGATAAAACGCGAAGGGGTCATTTCCAGGTTAGGACGACGACACAAGACAGGATAAGCAGGGTGTTGCTGTGCGAGGCTGCGTGAACCATCTGACTCACGGTGATAGAGTTTGAGCGGTAACGTGGATATCGATTCACTCAACAGACGCACATACGCCCAGACCGCAGAAAGTTGTAGGGCTTTATCCGTTGTCACCACTTGCCCACTCTTACTTTGGCTATAGTCATGAAACGATGACAGCGTATCCGTTAAATTCTGCGGCACACCTAGCTAGGTGTGCACCGCGCTTTTAATTTTGCCAGGAGATTTATGTTTTTTCACTACAGCCCTAACATAATCGGATTTGTTAAAAAGCCAACCAGATCTCCGCTTTCTTCCTCAACAACCTCGGCGGCCCCGATTGCCATCGCCAGCGCAACAACCCCGTCAATGCACCCGGTTACTACGGCGTTTGCTAAAAACACGATTGCCGTTTTTATCTTCTTCAATAACGGTATTCGCGGCCTTCCAGCGTAGGCAGGGATTAAAATCAATGAGTAATTCACCACCGAGAAGACGCTGCTCAAGCAATTCAATGGATCGTGGCATCCAAAGTCCGGATTGTTTCGATTTTCCAAAGCCTTGTCCGTGCGGCGTTAATACCGTATTCACCCCTTCGTTTTCCAGTTCTGGCTGTAAATAATCAAGATGATACGCATCGTAGGCAATACGATTGAGGGTATATCGTGCGGATAATTCGGCTATTCGTTGAGCAACAAAACCCAGATTAATCTCATTCCCTGGCGTGGCGTTAATATAACCCTCTCGCAACCAGGCATCGTAAGGCACTCTGTTTACCCTAGCACGTTCCAGTAAGGTGTCTTTAGGTGTCCAGAACTCGACATAAGCCACTTTTTCTTCCGGCCAATAAAGCGCCAGTGCCGTTAAATTCTGCTTGCCGGATAAATCCAGGCCACCATAGCAGGGTGAGCTTGCTAGTGCTCCTAAATCCAGCGAGGCTTCCTCACCCGCCATCCAGCTATCACTATTAATCCAGGGATTCTCGGCATCGACCCACTGACAGAAATTGAGACGACGAACCAGGCCTCTCTTTGGCTGGCATACCACGGGCTTGCGTGACTTGCTCCTGTAGATAGCGTTCGCTGAACGTATGCTATAATGAGGGATTCGTTTTTTTCCAACAACCGCTATCTTTAAAGGGGTCATTGCCTTCGTCCAGCGAACAGATGAATGCGAAAAAGCTATCATCTTCAATGCTGCCCTCTGCCACTTTACGTCCGTATTCGTGATAGTCGTAACACACACTGGTTTTGTTATGGCCGCTATTGGTGATCATGAAAATCAATGCCTGTTGGCGGCCTTTCTTTTGTGCCCGCCCGCATCATTTCAACGATCTGATTACTTTTGTGTTCGTGAATTTCGTCAATCAAGGCACAGTGAGGACGCGGGCCGGATTGCCCATCATCGGCACTGATAGGCCGGAAAAAAGCACGGGCTTGTAAAAATGCCAGATTCCATTCCTTACCCGCCCCACCGGATTTCTGGATACGTTCGGCCAGCTTTGGCGATTGGTCTATCATCGCGACGGCGTCACGAAACAGGATCATCTCCTGGTCTTTTTTGGTGGCAGCGGCGTAGACTTCGGCTCGCGCTTCATTATCGGCAACCAGACAATAGAGCCCTATCCCCGCCGCCAGTGGCGATTTCCCTGATCCTTTTCCAGCTTCAACGTAGGCCATCCGAAAACGGCGTTGTCCTTCGTTGTTTCTCCAGCTAAAAAGGGTGCCAACGATAAAACACTGCCAAGGGAGTAAATTAAACGGCTTGCCTTCATAGATACCGCCGTTCAATTGCAATACGTTGGAAAAAAAACGGATGGCACGCTGTGCGGATCCGACATCCCACAACAGACCCCGCGTATTACCCGTCGATAAATCTCGCAAGTGACGTTGACAGGCATGACGAATATCAGGCCCGGCAATCTCTACGCCTGAAATAACTTGAGTGGCATAGTCGGTGGGCAAATCAGTGAGCGAAGAATTCGTCGAGTTCGTCCGTTTTTTTTCTTTGTCATGTGTCCTCACCTTGGTTCTTGCTGCGGGTGTTAAGCCAAATTCAACCAGATAGCTTTAAAGCGTTTATCCGCATCCGACAGCATCGAAACGGCTGGATTCGCCTTGATTAATATGCCGTTTTGAGAATGCACCTAAAACGTTTCACCGTTGCTCTCTATCAAGGCGCGATATCGCAGGATCTCAGCGTAAATATCACACAGCTTTTTCAGTGCAAAAGCATCGGCAATCGTTAATATGCCCATGCTATTTAACAGTAGTGTTAGCCGCTCCCAGATTTCTTTTGCCGTATTGGATAAGTGTTTTGGGGGAGGAACTGAATAGGGTGGTGGGGTAGGCTTTGCGCTATTAAGTAGTCTTCTTCCTGGATTACCGGTTACTAATTTTAAGGCGGTTGGTTTTGGGCGTCTTCCAGCCATAAATGTATCCATTTTGTTAATTTTTATAAAAGTATTTGTATTTCAATAATATAAGATGTTTTGTGAAATGAGATTTCATTTCGCGACTGTGCGTACAGAGGGGGCAACGTGGGTCAGTAAGCTTTATTTACTGGAACTTTTAACCCACTCTCCCTATTTATTTTGTTGATACCAGTGACTATTGGGATTACTCGGCATCCCGTTTTCATCACAACCAAAGCCTTTGTTACCTTTTTCCATCCGTTGCTTGGTTGTGTTGTGATGTTGAGCACAGAGTGGCTGCTAGTTCTTTTCATCCCAGAAACGTTTTTGTGCTGTCTTAACTTCTTCTGCTTGTCTGAGCAAAGTGAAGACGATGCGTTACAATGTGGTCAATGACGGTAGCAGGATTAATTAAATCACTATCTAGGCACATTACACATAAGGGATTTTTGGCAAGAAATGCCTGTCTCGCTTTATACCAGCGAGAATTGTACAGTTAGGTTTTCTTCATAAGGACAACCATGTTTTACAGGAAGGCCTAGAAATTTGGCTTGGCATATTGATTGTCTGAGTTAAAGAATGCCTTTAATTCTTTTTGTAGATCATTGAGACATTCAGGATTAATTCTTAAAGCACAAAATTTGTATAATTTAAACCTATAGACTTCGCCATTTTTTCTATTGGAACAGTTTTTACATACTTTATTCTCGATACAGGTATAAGAAACTCCACGCTATCAAACGTAGTAAATTTCAAAAAGTCATTATTTATTAATGGCTCACGCGCAGATATATACTCTTTGGGAGTATCAGCATCTTTGAAGCAGACTTGAATCCCATACGCAAACATTTTTGGCGAAATTCTCATTATATTTCCCTCTTTCTTTCATTATACTGACACGCTTTTTTGGCGTATTAAGTAACGCTTCTCTGGCATTTTTAAAAGTTTCAAGTGCATTATCTTCATTCGGCGGCTCAGGCAACGGCATCGAGTGGCTAGCGGTACAAGTTTTTTGGATACCTTGGCAAGAATATCCATAGTGGAATTTGCTATTTCCTAGATAAGTACCGATCAATTGCATTTTGTTTTCTTTTCGATAAATTAGTACCTTATCGTCAATGTCTGGCATACCAACACGACAATCAATCGAATGATTCATTCCTGCTTTTCCTGTTGATGAGAGAGCACCACCTGCCGAATTATAATCCTGCAAGCCGTTTATTTGCTGTTCTGCGATTTCAATTCGTCGTCTGAGGGTTAAATAATTTAGTTGAGCGGTGTAGTCAAAGTCTGGCGCGGGCTGCATCATCCAAGCCGGAGGGGGTGGTATTGACTGACACATTGGAACAGGTTGCTTTGACGTGCAACCGGCGACGACTAGTAGCTACATCGCGCTCAAGCTGGGTAATAAGTTTCTTATCATGTTCAAGTGCTTTGGTGTGTTGTGTATCCAGCGCTGGGATGGTCTGCATTTGATGGCTTAACTGCTCAAATACAACCTGTTGTTTTTCCCTATCATATACAGTAATCTTTCGTGCTTTTTCAGCGTCGTAATACAGTGTCCGGTAATACAGGGTTACTCCTAATATTGAGGTCAGTAGCAAAGCGATAACAAGAGGAATTTTCCAATTCATAAGTTGTTTCCAGAAATGCCGTTATGAATGCTGATGTAACTTGCGGAACAATCGCATTCCCGTAGGCGCGCAGTCGTCCCACTCTGTTGGTAATCCCATTAGCCAACGGGAATGTGTCGGGTTCAACTGATCGCCACCTTCCGTCCCTGCAATAAAGCCAATCAGCATCTCGCCAGAAGCCTTTAGTCGCATTAGTTGTGACCAATAAACTATTTTGTGTATCTGGTCTTTGAGATTCGAGCAACCCCTTTCTTCTTTCATTTTGCTAGTACTTCCACTGAACACATCGACATTGAGTCAATCGCATTCGGCGTGCCCTACAGAGCCCGTCAGCCATACCAAACGTACTAGCTGGGATTTGATCGCTGCATTGCATTCCCTGCCATCCTTCCAGTCGCCCGCAGTGGGTGTCGGCCAGCCAATATAGTCTCTGTTTGATATGCGGTGCGTCGAAGCACGCAATGAATAAATCAAGTGCTGCTGTGGTGTACTTCTCTGCTTCCAAGTCAGTTTGTACAATGTCGAGCCAGCCGAGGCCGTCTTTGCTCGCAACCTGTTCACCAAAAATAACGTCAGGGTTGCACTGCTGGATGAGATGAAAGAACGCGGGCCACAAGTGCCGCTCATCAGCAAATCCTTTACCTTTACCTGCCGCGCTGAAAGGTTGGCAAAGGCAGCTTCCTATCTAGACTGGCTTGTTATCGCGCCATTCTGCATTACGCAATGCGTATGACCAGACACCAATTCCGGCGAAGAAATGGCATTGTGTAGGGTTTAAGGTCATCCGGTTTGACATCCTTTATTGAGCATTCATCGACATCACCATCGGCAATATGACCCGCAACGATTAAATTACGCAGTCATTGCGCCGCGTAAAGGTCAATCTCGTTGTAATAAGCAGACAAAATGATTCCTTACCGTGCGATATAATAAGATTTATGGGGATAAATTCAGAACGGGTAATTATTTCTTTACGCAAATTGCTTTTGCGTTGATGTCCTTAAAAGTCTCAAATTCCTGTTCAAACCTTTTTGCGGCAAATTGATACCTGTTTTCAGTGTCAAACTTTTGTGTATGAAGGCTAGCTACGTTACTGGACGAGTAAGGACTGGCATACATAGCCAGGATTAATATCCACATGAAGTCATCCTCATTTTGGTTTGATTTGAGGCTGATACTTTCCAGCCCAGACTTTGGCAACATGCAGACAATCTACAAACATCTTACCTTTTGCACTGGCGGTATTGCGGCGATAATGTTCTTTTGCTATGTCTGCACTGATCCGTGCTACAGATTGGTCATATCCTTGTTTGATCAATTCAGTTATTACATGTTTTTCAATGAATTCTAGGTTGCTCATCTTGCTTTAAATTCCTGGTATCTGGAAAATTGCCAAGATCGCATAGAAGAAGTTGAGAGAGTTTTTTCACCTGTTCTTCAACTATTTTAATTGTCTTTTTTTCTCTTCTACGTAACGCCATTAGGCTGCTACCTTTTTGGCCATGCTCTGTAAAAGAATACTTTTCAGCCAGTGCAACCCGATCTTGCATCTGCTTAATGGTGAATTCTGTTAAATCGGACAAGTCGAGAAGGTTAATATCTTGACCACCTTCTAACTCAGTCATCCTGTCGAACACGGTTTCCTGTAGTTCGTAACTGTAGCTCATTGCCATTAGGCAAGCTTCACGTTTGGGGAAGCGATAAATCTTGCGTGTGGCCTGAGCGCCGTTTCCAGCGGTGAAAATATCATCTCCAAAAAACTTTGGAGATGTGGTCTCTCCTAAGACCTTTGGCACTTTGAGCATAAAGCTGTCGTGACGTAGCTTACGATACTTCTTGCAAGGGAACGCTAAACCCTTCACGTTTTGCTTTTGATGCACGGTCAGTGTTAATGCAGTCAACCATTTCAATACTGCTCATAGTTGGCTGTTTAGATGTGGGGAGTACGATAACATTTGAATATTGCATTGCGTTTTCCTTTTGAATTGAACCGTTGCTGCATAGGAAATCAGTCCATCGAGGCTCGCCAGCACTAACCGACTTCCTCAAAGGCTCATTTCAAAAGGTTCCGGTTTGATGTGATTCTTTATGTAGCGTGGCGCGTATAGAAAAGCCTTGAACGATAACCAAGGCTCATTGAGTTGGATTGATTAGTAAATCTGGATTTAAACAAAGTTCCCATTCCACCTCTCTGCGATTAATCAGCACGTTTGATACCTTTCCTTCATCGTATTTCCATCGGCACATCTGATCACAAGCGCCGTGAATATCTCCGGCGTTCAACTTTTTGAGTAGCGTTGAATTGGCAAAAGCCCCACTGCCAATATTGTAAACAAATGAAATTAAAGTGGCTTTCTGCAAATCGGAGAGCGGAACAGTGACATAATGTTCAACGGTGGAGCGTGCTACTTACAAATCCCGTTTCATCAACTCGTTACATTCTTCTTCGCTATAGATTTCTCCCTGTGTAACGTCCTTGCCCGTATGACCGTGACAAACAGTGAGCACACCACCACCATCACGATAGAGCTTATAGAGCTTATAGAGCTTATAGAGCTTATAGAGCTTATAGAGCTTATAGAGCTTATAGAGCTTATAGAGCTTATAGAGCTTACCTTCGTGCCACTGCACCAAGACGGCAGCCAGTGCTAATACGCCGCCTGCCGTCACTGTTATCAATCGTTTACGAAATTCAGGAGACATTATAGTTAGCCCGTCGGCAGTTCAGCCGAGTATTGGTACATATCGGGCGTGAAAGTTTCATATTGACCGTTATCCCAACCCTGAAAGTAGAGAAAATCTCCACTTTCCGCAATAACACTGACCACGACATTGTAATAGGCTGCATTATTGGTAATAAGATACTGCTTAACTTTTGATGACTTGCTGGGGTTTTCACTGGAAGGGTGCAAATGGAGTGGTATAGCCAACCGACTTAAAGATTACAGCCGATGCCCTGATATGTGGCAAAAAAGCATAGCTGACTGTTATCAAAATAATGTCGCTTGGCTATAATTCATTGCTCATCGTGACTTCCTCTTTATTGTTATTATTTTATCTTGAAACGGTACTCTTTGTGTCGGTAGTACCAGTTGAGGCCAACGGTCAACACTGAACAGATAATACCGGTAATTAGCGCCCATTCACTGAGCGAAAGCGCTCCAAATAGGAACGTCGTCGCGCTGGCAACATAGGTAGTGCCCGTTGTGTATTTTTCAATATTATTCATAGATAGCTTTATTTATTTTCGGGTGTTTGAATAATGGGGTATGTCTCTTCTGGGAGAAGGGTAGCGCTTCGGCAAAAAATCATACCTTTGTTATTGATTTGAGGAATAAGATTTCCTATTTCTTTTTTAGTCTGCAAAAATCTATCTATTTCTAACTCCACGCCGATAGCTTGCCGACCTAATTGAATTGCGGCTTTCACCGTTAAGCCTGATCCCATAAAGAAATCCACTACGGTATGTCCCGACTTACTACTGGCGTTAATAATATGCTCAAGCAAGGCTGCTGGTTTTTCACAAGGATGTTTACCGCTGGATAGTATAGTACGGGCGGAAAGTTCCACACATCGGTATACGGCACGTCTTTGGTGACAGAAAAAGGTCGGCGCAAGTTTTCATATTGTCGCTTAAGTTCGGCATAGCTTTTCATCAGTTCACCGTAATCACGCTGAAGTTCGTCGTGCTTCAAACTCAGTTGATGGTGATTATTGACGAGAGACGACGCTAATTTTTTCTCAGCTGCTTTTTGCGAAAAGAATTGTTGCAAACGTTCATACTGTATTTCGTTCGGTAGCTGCCACTGAGAATACGACAACCAATACCGATGCATGTAGCTTCCCATATACTTTTCTATTTCTTTGTTTGTGATATTGAGTTGATTTTTTGCGGTGATGAAATAGTCAATCAGTGGAGAAAACACTCCGCCTTTTAACTCAGCACATTTCAATGCATAGCCAGCGTCATTTTTTGCTGTACCCTCTGCCTCGTACTGCTCGGCAAACAATATTCGCTCGGTGCTGGGGAAAAATAAACGAAGCGTATCCTTCTTCTGTCGCCGCCACCGGCCAAACGGTTTAGCCCAAATAATGTGATTTAACACCCTCATGTGATTTTTTAGCATAATTTCGGTATCAGCGGCCAATGCCTCACTACAAAACAGATAGAGACTGCCGTTTGGCTTTAATATCCGCTGGAATTCAACAAGGTAATCATTTAGCCACGCTAGATATTGCTCGGTTGTTTTTCACTGTCTGTCCCATGTACAGGATTTAACACGATAGTATGGCGGATCAGTCACAAAGATCGATGGAATTATCTGACAGTGTTTTGATATATGGCAACTAGTCTCCGTTAACCAATATTGGTTGGTTTGAAAAAGTCATCGTTGTTACCTTAGATTTTAAATGTGATTGACCTTGTTGGTGTATTGATGGTTTTTTAGTCAGCGAAGGTTAACAATATTCATCAATAATGACGACACACTTGCCGCCTTTTACACCACCGTTGTTATCCATCTTCTCAATGGTCATCATGCGAACTTGGCTATCATCGTGCCAAATATCCGCCCCAGTTAAAGAATCGAGTACACCTTTGGAATAATTGTCTACATCACACTTTATCTTGTTGGGTAGATAGAGTTGCATCGATACAGAGACCTCACCTTCAAATTTTTGGCAGCCGGATTCTGGCGCATTTCGTTGACAATTTTTGCGGTTGTTGCTTTAAATTCTTTTGCTTTATCACTGAGGTAAGTTCTTTTTGAGTTATGTCGCCAATAAGTATTAACGCTGGGCGGGAATGGGAGTTCGATTATCACGATTCACACCTTTTTTTAATAATTTTTTTTCTTTGACCATACGTCATCCTGCATGCAGGTATTCGCCACGATCGCTAAATAAACAACACACTGCCCTTACTGTTGCCGGCCTTTCCTTCCTTGCCTGTTTCGGTAGAAACAAATAAGAGTCGTCCTTCAGTGATGAAACGCACTTCATCAGATGTTTTTAACGCTTCATGAAACCATGCTGTAGAGGTATCAGAAGGCAATAACATCACAATCGTTTTTTTCTGTTTGCGGTACTGTTTGGCTGCTTTTTTTACCCAAGGCATCATCTTGCTGCTGTATGGAGGATTGCAGAAGATGGCCCCTTCAATATTCCAGTCACATGTTAGTGCGTCTTGCTGTTCAGTTAAAAAATCTTTGCATAGCGTGTTATTTTCATCAGCAGTGGCATCTAATTTGAAATTAAATTCAACATCGAGTGCTTGAAATACTTCAATAGGCGTTTGCCATCGATCTTTGAATGGCTTCGGTGTTTTGCTGATAATCATAGGTTTTAAACCAGGGTAGGTTTTTGTATAACGGAGAATGCCAGACTTTGTTAATCATGAGAGAGTGTAAAAATATCTGTGTAAATGGCATTTTGAGGAAAACCTTCAAAGGACAACAAAATGCCTATCAGCAACGAACTTATTGACCAACTGCTTCAAGATTGTCATTCCCCTTAGGATCTGCTGGGTGAATCAGGCCTACTCAAGGTACTGATTAAAAGACTGGTGTAACAGGTTCTTGAAGCTGAGATGGAGATGCACCTTGGGTATGCCAAGCATGACCCGGCAAGGTAATAATTCAGGCAACTCCCGCAATGGCAAGACATCCAAGAGCGTACGTAGCCAAAATAGGGAGATCGAGCTCGATATTCCGCGCGACCGCAACAGTACCTTTGAGCCGACACTGATCGGTAAGAACGAAAAACAGCTTAACGGCTTCGATGACCGCATTATTTCTATATATTCTAGAGGGTTATCAACCCGTTATATTCAGGCACACTTTAAAGAAGTATACGGGGTAGATGTTTCCGCTAGCTTCATTTCTCAAGTCACCAATGCCGTGATGGATGAAGTTAAGCGCTGGCAGCAACGGCCGCTGGATGCGCTTTATCCCATTGTTTACCTTGACTGTATTGTTGTTTAAAAGCCAGGATGGTGGAGCCGTGGCCAATAAGTCTGTTTACCTGGCCCTCCGCGTCAACAGCCAGGGCGAAAAAGAGCTGCTGGGGCTATGGGATAGCCAAAACCGAGGGGGCCAGGTTCTGGTTATCTGTGATGACAAAACTGAAAAATAGTGGGCTTGGGGCTTGGGCTACAGGACATCGTCATCGCCCGCTGCGATGGCCTGAAAGGCTTTCCTGATGCCATTGAAGCTGTTTACCCGCATACGCGGGTACAGCTCTGCATCGGTGCATCAGGTGCGGAACTCGCTGCGCTACGTAGGCTGGAAAGAGGGTAAAGCCGTTGCTGCTGACCTCCCGCACCATCACCATCTTATAGTTCCGCAACGCTAGAGGGCGCTGAAGAGACCCTGGATGCCTTCGCCGCCAAATGGGATAAACAGTTCCCGACGATCAGCCTGTTGTGGAGAAGTAATTGGGAACGTCTCATCGTCATTTTTGACTTTCCGCCGGAGATCCGCAAGGTTATCTATACCACCAATGCGATAGAGTCGTTAAATGCTTCATTGCGCAAGATAACGAAAACGCGACGAATATTTCCAACGGATGACTCAGTGCTAAAATTACTCTATCTAGCCTTGCATAATATCTCGGCTAAATGGACCTTGCCAATCAGAGACTGGAAACCGGCTATGAGCCAATTCATGTTGATGTATGGAGAACGAATCTCCGGTTAAGCGATGGAGCCATTTACACAAAATTCATTACAGACTCAATCATGCAGCGTGGCGTGGGTTTATTGTTACAGCTTTCTTCAAGTTTCACCGAAACATCCCACAGTTTTTTATCGGTATTCATTGTTTTCTCAACATGATACCCCTTTTCTCTGTATTACTTCACAAGTCTATTAGCCTCTCTCGTGCTAATGGCCTCGTATCGAAACCAGCTTTTTCGTAAATATGTCATTTGGTACTAACCTTGAAAATTTAATAAATGCTATCTGTACGCCACTGTGAGCGCTGTTAGTAGTGAATTGGTGGAATTGATTTGGTGATTGAAAACGCCGTATAGAGCGTTTTAAGCCGTTTAAAAGCTACTTATGCAGCCATCCGTGAACGGTAACTACTCCACGTGAACGTCAAAGTACAACCTCCGCCGTCGTTCATCTGGTCAATCACACGCTCTCCGATAAATCCAGTCAGTTTGTTCAAGGCCAGATTGCTGATCATTATCGTCGGCTTCATACTCTCGTCGCGCGTGTTGATGACCTCGAATAAAATCAGCTTTTCCGCGTCGCTATCGAACTGAACCCCCACCTCGTCAATGATGAGCAAGTCAGGCTGCGTATAGCGCTTAATAACTTCAGCTTCTGAACATTCTGCATTTTTGCTCCAGGTCGATTTAAACTAACGGGCAATGCGCAAAACGGTCGTGAATAGCGCTGAGTTTTGGTGTTCGTTGATAACATGCTTAGCAATCGACAGGGCAAGGTGATTCTTGCCGGTTTCTGGCTTGCCACACATCCCCAAACCGCCACCCTGCTTAAGGCGTTCAGGCCAATGGGTGGGCATAGGCATTGCAAAATTTTAAGCAACGGGCCGCATCTGGGTTCACTGCCTCGTAGTTATCCAGGGTGACATTAGTAAAGCGCTCTGGCAGATTCAGGTTATCCATGAGAATTTTAATTTTGCTGCGCTTGCGCTGTTTTTCATGCTCTGCTTAGGCTTGCTGCAACTGAGATAATTTTTCGCTCAGGCAAGCAGGGCATTCGGTTTTTGTCTCAATCCCTTTGCCGTGAAGCGCCATCCTACGGCAACGTTGTTTGAATACGCCGTGCCTGTCACAGATGGCCTCTCTTTCCTCGTAAACCGTGTGTTCCAGTGGCTTAGGGGGCGCATTCAGGTCTGCCAGTTTTTGACGTACGGTAATAATTTCTGTGCTGTAGTTCATAGACCCTCCTTCGTTAGACACTCCCTCGCCCAATCAGGTAGCCGCTGTTCCCCATAGTCCTTGTCAGCAAAGCTATCTGCGACAGAGTGGGATTTCGTCTGTTGAGTTCTTCTTGGTTGATTAGGCTCGAAGAGTCCTTGCCCCAACCGTTGGCGATACTAGCGTTAATAATTTCTTCTGGCTGATGCCCATTGTCTTGGCACTTGCCTAGCAGCTTGATAGCTTGAATCACCGTCTGCTGGGATTTAATCGGCTTGTTGATTTCCTTGCGGTACTGCACCCAGGAATCCCAGGTTGATTTGAGTAGCCAAGCGGGAAGGTCTACCGAGCTTGGGTCAAATGATTTTGATTTTGCCAAAGAAGGGGTTTGGGGTAGTTTATGTTTTAAAATATTTCTTTCCTGTCTTTCCTTTCTTTTATGTTTAGCTGATTCGGCTAAACTCTCATTAGCTGATTTAGTTAAACTTATATTAGCCGTTTTAGCTAATGTGTAGCTGTTTTGGCAACCATTAGCCAATTCAGTAATGGTTAGCTGATTTGGCTCATTTTTATTAGCTGTTTCGGCTAATGTTTCATTATGATTAGCTATTTTGGCTAAACCTTGCTGATTTGGCTTAATTTTATTAGCTGGTTCAGCTAAACTTTTATTGAAACTCCACTCATGATGGTTTTGATTTATGGATACTTCATTATTGTGTTTAAATATCATATTCATGTTTTTAAGTTCTTTCCTAACTTTACTGACATGCGTATGATGGATCGCCGTCATTTTCCCTATCCGTGTATTTTCAATGTGTGAACACTGTTTATTCCAACCTATAGTCAGTCGGTGAATGGCGTCAAATACTTTATATTGCCGAAATGTAAGGGGCGCACGTAGTAATGCTTCTTTTAACTCATTATCCCACTTAGTAAATCCAATATCGCTTCCAGTCATGAGAAACGCCTGTGCCTCATCTTTTGATTTAAAATAGGATAGGTAACGTTAGTCATGACAAGGCTCCTGTAAATTCTCTTCTTTAAATAAATAGGTGCTTGATAAGCTGTTTCTCAATTCCTATTTGTCGATTTCATGCAAAATGACATCAATGTTTTTGCACAGATAATCCAGAATTTCAGGGAGCCACGGAATAGGCTTAAATTCAGCTTCTCCAGCCTCAAGATACTGATAGATATTATGCTGCCACGTCTCTTGCTCTAATAAGCTTGCTGTAGCTTTCTGAGCTAATTTCTAGCTTTATTTTTCCTGCCGAGCCACCGGAGGTATCAACAATTCTCATGTTAATTTTCCCCCATGCCAGTACGTACAGGTTGACGACCGGCCCAGATTAGGCAGTTATCTTTGAACATGCAATTGAAGGTGCGGCGATCTTGGCGTGTAAACGACACTTTGCGGTAAGGGGTAGTGGAGTATTCTCGGATAATCCAGTAGGTACCAATAAACTCAGGGCGAGTTTGGGTAGTAGCAACTATAGTGATGGCCTCTTGTTGAAGTTTTTCAAACCTCGTTCCACGCTTGCAGGCATGGTGGCGAGACGTAACAGGGATGCAAGACCAGTCAACAAGAAATCCGGCGAGCCTTTCAGCTTTCCCGCTACGTCCCACCATTATAGGGGCGTAGCGCTGATTTCGGACGTAAAAAACCGAATTAAAGCGGGCTATTATGTCCGCTTGTTGACTCAGGCTTTCAGGCCCGACACTCATTTTATTAACGGTGCTGGATACAATATAGCGCATGTTTTGCTCTTTCGTCAATACGTACATGGGTTTATGCCGCAATTCCGTTCATCATGACGCTTAAGAGCTTAGGAAAACAGGCTATCGTAGAAGTGTGGCTAGGTCTGGCGCGGGTTATTCGGATCGGTCAGGTTCTTGCCAAACTGTAAGCCTTATCAGTTAGTGACCAGAACAGCTTCTCTTTATCAGGATGCTTACTGCTAGGACGTGATTTACGTTCAGCAAGTCCCAGTAGTTGCAGCCGCCGGATAACCAGATTGGGCCGTATAGGGCTTACCGTGCAGCAGTAAAAGCTCTATGAACGAATGATGTGACTTCACTTGATCCGGTTACACTGCCCTCTGGCACGTCTACGGCGTAGGTTGGCAGAATATCTGGCATACCAAGGGAAGATTGCAACTTTTTCATTGTACCCAACATGGCAGAAGGTGCTATACATAGCTCCTGCTTGTAAAAAGCGAGCATTGCCAATCCAGCTTGAACTTTTTCTACCAGTACGCCGCCGCCGCTTTTTACTGAATTACGAAATTGCTCAAATACTTGAACTTTAAAGGTGGGTTCAATCCATGCAGCATAGCGAATAGCAACAAGTTCATTTGCTCAAGTACTTGATTCTAGGCCACCTTTAATGACGTTAACCGAAGCCCTTTTTTGGGCTTCGGTTAACGATTGTACAAATGCGGCAATACCATCAGAACGCATAAATTTTGAAGGACGCTGAGAATCTGTCGCTTTACCTTGCGCAGCGGCGGCACGGTGTAAATCATTTAAACAGTAATGCCCGAGACGGACGACGGTATTTTCGATCATAATTAACTTGGTCATAACAATCTCTTCACTGTTAAATGAATTCGGCTGAAAGCCATTGATGAGTAACGTTTAAATCCGTGTTGGCATAACAATAACGGATGTGTTTTTGTTTAACTTGATAATTACGACACTGTCATTACCGTTAGGTTTAATTTTTATTAATTTATATTTCGGGTTATAAATTTTTGCGACTTTCTCTATATCTGCAAGATAGCTGGCATTGAAGCCAATTTCTGAAACGGGCTTGTTTTCCTTGGGCATTATTCGGCTAATATCAGGGTATTTCCCGTTAATAACCTCACAAGTTGCTACACCAACCCTGATACCGAAACAATCAAGATAAGTGACCATACCCAATTCGGTGTCTATTTTTGCCTTATCAAATTTGACGAACTTAGGCCCTTTGATACCAACGATAACGTTTTCTTTCAGATCTTCGGACTCATGCTCACCGAGAAAAGCACGATGACCGTCAGTCGAATAAAGTTTTTTCTTGGGAGCAAAACAAATGCCGTTTAGATAATATCTTTCATCACATTTAGCCTGAAAAATCATCGCACTAAGAAGCGCCTGTTTACTAACAGTTAGAATCATTTTTATCCCCGATAAGATACTTGAACTTTATGATTTATTCACTAAAAAACACATTATCACTGGGATATTCTGATTGATACTGCTGATAACCTCTTTCTACCGGCTTCCTTTCGTCTTTATCCTGTAGCGTGGCGAGCTTCTTATCGATTGTTTGAGCGGGGTAGCCGCCCATTAATCTGTTCATCTAATGTTTGTCGTGTTTGAGCGATGAAGGGTAAGATAGTATAAAAGCTATAAGTATCCTGTCCGTTCGCTTTTGTCTTTAGTGTTTTTTACAGTACTAGCCCAACGCGCTTATTGGTAAGCTCTGGTGCTATATGGGTGTGCGCGTTAATCATCTTGGTTGGTTAGTTGCTGAACGCCAGCGCAGCCCATGATGGCATGAATCATATTGACACCGTGCTTATTGGGCGTTTTATCTTTTTTCTTCGTGTATGCATTAAGATAATTTGCTTTCTTGCCATCATCTGATTCAACCGAAAATTCAATTGATTCAGCACCGCCGCTACTGGTCATATATTTTGCTTCGAGAATCGTGACAATATAAGTGCCAAATTCATTGATGAATGCACTTTGACCGGCGGCTAATGTAGCTTCTTGGCTATACGTAAAGGTGATATTGTTCAAGAGTTGTCTCCTTAAGAAGCAATGATCTGTTCTATTTTATTTTTGGTGAATTTGATAACATCAAGAAACTGAGCGCGTCGAATTCTAAGTTGATTAATATCTTTCTCGTGATTTTTTCGATGCAGCCTATTTACAATTAACTGTCCACCCTCTGGGAAATCAGAACAGTAGCTGACAAAATCCACCCAATCACGACCTGTACAATCAAGGTGCCCTATGAGTTGCCATTTGTAAGCAGGGTCAAAAGATTCGCGTTCCAAAGTGGCATAATGCCCGGGGCGGTAACAGACTTAATTGCAATAACCCCGTCGTCTCTGACTAATCCATCAGGACTATCGCCATACTTACCGCAGTCAAAAAATCCTCCATTGGTTACATCAACAAGGTTTGTCTCTTCGTATAGCTTTCGGGCTATGGGTTCCTGCTCGCGCCCGCGTAGCATGTGCTCATTAGTGAAACTAACGTCTGATTTTTTCCCGTTGATAATTTTTAGCGCAATCTGTAACGCATATCGCCTTGCCGGTTCGCCGAAGGCTTTTCCCTGGTTGGCCATAAAACCGCTAAACTGTGATGCAGAAACCTTTCCTAAGCGCAACGTATCCCAGTCTCCCGTATTTTGCTGTACGTTATACCATTGCATTAGCGCACTCCTTCTTGAGGGTTCCTGGTCTTCCAGCGACATCTCAACATGAGCTAATACTTTTTCTAGCGAGCCAGTATTAAGATAACTTTGCTTGGCTCTTTCCCATGATTCTACTTTGCTTGGCGTTAATATTTTTTTCTGGGTAATGGCAGGATAAATTCTTAATTCATCGACAAATTCCTGTCTATTTTTTACGCGCTCAACGCAAATCATGACTTTTACATTTTGCCAATCTTCAAGAAACGGCGACCCCGTTATTTGTCTAACCATCTTGCTATTGGTTGCATTGAGAATCATCGGCTTAACTGTCTTCGCCGGGTCTAATTTCTTTCTCTTCAAAATAAGCTGTGTTAAAAACATCTTTTGTTCTTCTGGTTTTATCCGGTTCAAATAAAACATGAGAGATAGTTAACACTGTCGGCTCAACAATATCAGCGCTGCTCAAATAAGGAGAATCGAGCGCCTTTCTATAGTGTGTTTTTTCTGTCATTAAGCTGGAACCTCGTAGTAAGCATCACGACATTGCATCAGATATAAAATTTGTTCAACTTTCTGGGTAACATCGTATAAGACTTCATCGAATCCGTCGGTAGTTTCCAGTGCGAGTAACCATGCTTCGTATTCATCGCTTTTATCTGTATCGGAGAGTTTTTGCGTAAGATAGGCATTGGTTAAACTTTCGTATAAATACTCCCCACCCGGCTGACAGAACCCTTCTTCTTCGACCGTTAATTTTTTCAGTGCCCAAAGCATTTCATTTTCAGTTTGAATGTCCATGCGGTTTCCTTCTTCGGCGATAGCGATTCTTGACCGTATAGAGATACGCCTTCGTTAAGCAGCGGTTATCAATGCTGTCAGTAGGGTATCTGTCCAATTTATTTTTGAATGTAGCAAGAAGGTTGATGAGGTGATTTTCTTGTAAGTTATCTTCGGGCCATGCACTATCAATGATTTCTTCAGTTGGGCGTGTTTTTATCAAGCTTAATCTTATTGTGCGTATTCGACATTGGTCTTGATAATGCATTTGCTGCCGCTCACGGCAACGTTGACAAGCATTCATTGACAAATGTCTCCTTTATAAGAAGATTTATGCTAAGCACGAAACGTACTTACTACAAATACACCTATTGGTTATTCAGTGTTTGTGTACACCTGTATCGGCATACTCCGTTCGGAAAGTCCCTACGTAAAGTAGGCTCAACTCCGCTTCACATAAACTTCATGCTTAGCTATCAGCAAATTACAGGCGCAATTTCCCTGCCATCCGTTTCACAGATTTTTTTGCTGATACCGTATTGTTAAAGAGCAGTTCACCGCACTAAACGCTGGCTATGGACTTTTGTTCAAATTTCTTGCTTGGTTCACAATCCAAGCCACTTAAGCCCAAGCATCACGTTCTTCTGCGGGACGGTTGTAATAAGCTTCAAGGACTCTGTGATTAAATTCTGAGATGACTACCCAGCGTTCACCAACACGCGCCGCAGCTACTTCAGGATCGGTTAACTCAACAACAGGTAGTTTGTTGTTAATTATCATCTTCCTGACAGCGGTTTCTGGCTTTCCGAGTAGCTCGGAAAACTTTTCAACGCTGACTGCGTCAAGCGGATATTTAACCTCGTAGTCATTCTTAATCATCCGATCCTCATATCCTTCAAAGTGCTTCTAGGTACTGCTAAGTCGCTTTAAGTCACTTAAAGAAGAAAGTCTGGTATTTTTCTTAATAGTGGCATTTGTTGAAAATTATCCAGTTTTACGTGGATTTTTCTTCATTTATGGAGGGTTTACTTGGTTTGCAAGACAGCCCTGACTTTGTAGTCACTTATGGGCGACTTAATATAGAGGATAGACTTCTAATGAAGACTTTGTTAATAGATCACGGTAAAAAACTTAAAGCAGTAAGACTAAGTGAAGGTATGACACAAATTGAATTTTCTCATGTACTTGGCATTGGATTAGGGACAATCAAAAATTATGGGGCAGGCATAAGAGGTGTAGGTTTGGTTATTTTAGATAGAGTAACGAATCATCCAAAATTTAGTAAATATACGCTATGGCTAATGACTAACTCTACGGCTCCAGAATACGGCTAAATTGCGCCGGATCTTCTAGACATTGAAGCTGATAAAATTAAAGAAGATGGTAGATTATCAAGAAAAACAGAAGAGGTCATTGAGCAGATATCATCACAAAAACCAAATATGCAACTTATTATTAGTTGTATAGAAAATCTTGATGATAATGAGTTACAGCAGCTAGCCAAACTACTCTCTAGAAGACGAACTATGCTTTTGCTTGAATTATTAGATTTAGATAATCAATCATTTTGAATTTACCAGAAAATAAAAAGCGGGCAGCCCTGCTGCGTTTAGAATCTATGGGCGAGGAGCAGTTCAGAGAGATTTTATCCAAAATTGAAGCAAATACAGACTTACCTCAAGAAGAGATAAATGTATTTACAAAAAAAACAGCAGGTTAAGATATCCTCATCTTTAGGTAATTATTTGGAGGTGGGGAATATTTCAAACTAATAGTGTATTTAGTTCATCATCGGTTAGACCGGTAGATGTTTTTATAATTTGCCGATCAACACCATTAGCAAATAATTGCCTTGCTAGTTGGCGTGTCACTTCTTGACGGCCTTTTTCTAAGCTCTGCTGCAATCCCTCATTAACCCCATCCTGTCGGCTTAGCGGTAGCCTTTCTGTTTGCCTAGTTGGATACCTCTGGCCTCACCTTTAGCCTCAAGCTGTTCTGCTATCGTCATAAAATCCTCCCGGTAAGTCGGTGCTTTTCCGCAAGGTTACGTATGAATCCCTCGCCATCAATTATATTCCCTGCTTTAGCTATATAATATAATAAACTCTTGCATTGTTCTTTGGAATAATGCCATTTTTCTATTAGAGTAGCTAACTCTACGGCAAGTTCCAACATATCGCGGGTTCGGATGTGCTTTTGTACGAGTTGCAGAAGTGCTACTCGGCGATGTGTCAGGATCTCCTCATCCGGTATCGTGGTAATATCAACCAGCGGGAATGCTTGCCTGTAGACTGATTCTGCCAGTTCTGGGTCAGCAAAGCAATCGAGCCATTGGGTAGTGTACGGATAGGGTGATGTGGTGCCGTGATAGAACAGCAACGGGATCACTACCGGCAAGGTGACGCGCCGCTGCATGGCTGCTATACTGTACCGTAGAAGCCTGAATGCCATTAACTTTTCAGGGCGGCTCTGGTGCTCGACTACTGTGTGTATATAACCTTTCCCCGAATTCGTCTGTACAGAGTAGAGCATATCTGAATACTGGGTGCGTAAATCGTCTTCAATAAAGCTGCCTGACTCCATCGTCAGAGTACTGAAATCGCAACGCTCCCGAAGATAAGGTGGAAGATGCACTTCTAAAAATCCCTTGCTACAGCGATATAACCAAGGAACTTTTTGAAAAGGGCATCATGTTGGGATAGTGAAGGTTTTGTCATGAGCGTAGTATACCTAGCTAAGTTAATAAAATGCCATTAAAATAATAGCCCAACGCATAGCGACTCAAAAAACTACGTCGCTCCCGTTGGATGGATAACAGAAATTGATAAATTACAAGCTAAGTAATTTTCTTTCCCATAGTTCAATGATCTCACATTTTTCTTTTAGATAGTCGTATCGATCATAGTGTCGAACAGATACTATGGGCATTTTATGATTCTGCAATCTATCACGCATTTCAGCCCTGATCCCGATCTCACCCGCTAAAGTCTTAAATGTTCTGCGTATATCTCTGGGCGTAAATTTAGTGAACTTTTCCCGTAAACAAAACTTTCTTAATTACTTGGCGTATTCACTCGGTAGTAAATGTCCTTCCTGGGTATCCGAAGGAAATAAGAAGGCATTATTCGGATAACGCAGTTCCATCTCTGTCAAAACTTTAACGGCAGTAGGGCAAAGAGGCACTACATGATAATCCCCAGTTTTGATATATGAGGCGGAATTGTTAGCGTGGTATTGTTTTTATCCCAATTATCATACGTATTTGTCATCAGCTCCCAAGGCCGCTGCCCACCAGTAAAAATACAAAGCATTAACAGTTGCGCATAATCAGGATTTAATGGGCATGCTTCAGCAGGTATATTTATAGTTTCTAACAAAGTACGTAATTCGCTCGATGATATAAAGCGATCTAACGCTTTATCTGCACCGTGTTGAGAAGGTACTACTGTGACGGGGTTGCTTGTTATTCCGTACAGTATTTTTCCTCCCAGCTTAGCCGGATCATTATCAGAAAATAACCTAAAATTAAAAACGGCATGTAGATTAGCACGAACCTTATTTGCGCCAGCTAATGCTCCTCTTTCAATAAATTCAGATAATACTTTTTTAATATGTTCTGGTGTAATGTCACGCGCAGGTATATCACCGTTGATATGTTGACTGTTGAGTACTTGTTTTAGCCGATTATCGGTTTTCGCATAAGAACGTTTTCCCCGTAGTCGTTGATCTGTGATATAGTTTTTAAACTGGCATAAGGGCTTATGATTGGTTGACCTTGTTGTAGCTTTTTAGCTTCTTCTTTACATCGTAAGCTCGCATCAGACAAGCATAAAGCTGAATAGTCGCCTAAGTAATGAAAGAGGCTTTACCGTTAATGAAATATCGGTATATGAATGTTTTACGTCCCGATGGGTATACTTTTACAACAAGGCGGCCAGTTCCTCTAGAGGAGGATGCTTGCCAAGCATAGTAAGCCGATTGTTTGGGTTTCAAGCCTCGAATTTTAGTATCTGTGAGTAGTGAGCTAGCCATGATTTTGAGGTCAAGTTATGATGCAATGATATGCAACCCGATGAAACATTGCAATGCAATAAAACCATTTAAAAACAACTTGATGCTTGTATTTGAAACAGAATGAAATAGGGTGAAAAAGCGTGGTCGTGGCCTTCTAAGCCGTAGGTCACAGGTTCGAATCCTATAGGGTGTACCAGTTATTTCAATGTGTTACATCAAATTTAACTTTTCAGTTTTTTTAAGTGGGACAAATTTAAGACACGATTTTTGAATTTATTGAAAACATCGTCGATTTGTTTTGCATGTTCAGTAAGATGATTAGGCGCCAGGTGATCGTACCTACGTACCATCTCGATAGATTCCCAACCTCCCATCTCTTGTAATACTGAAAGCAGAACACCTGACTGAATTAACCAGCTAGCCCAAGTGTGTCTCAGATCATGAAATCGAAAGTTTTCTATACCGGCTCGGTTTAGTGCGGCTCTCCAGGCAGTATTAGAATAATCAACTGCAAAAATATTTTTCAGTTGGCTATTTGCACAGAATGGAAAAAAGCTAATAAAAAGTTTGATTAAATCTATTGGTAGAGGTCCAGGGATGTAACGCCTAGTTTTGAGGGGATGTCAATGGTTTGGTTTTATTGTTGTTGGCGGTGGTTTTACACTTTAATATGAGAGTTGATTATTTTAATTTTTGCTAAATTAGTCTGTAAGTTTAATAATATGTTTAAGCGCTCAATCATACATCATTTCTATTTTATCATTTAGTGAATCTTTGGTGTCATTATCTACAGAGTAGTACTCTGTATATTTGTTAGTAAAATCTATTGGTTTCTTTATTATATAGAATATTATTACAGTGTAAATCATCATGCATTATCTCTTTATCGCCTAAATCACAGATCATATGTCGAAAACGTTCCTGTGCACTCAGCGGAAATATTTTATCTTTAATGCTAGTGATTGTTACTTCAGGTACTTTATATATTCTAATATAAAATATATCACATTTTCTATTAGCGCGGTAGCTCCTTCTCCGTAATATTTATTAAAACAGTTTACTTCTTCTCTGGC